TCTTTATGTACAGATTTTGGAACTGCTCTGTGAATCCAAACTTTTTCATCAGGTTTATCTTTCATTCTTTGCATTTTATTGAATGCTTCATGATCATAATCATTGCCTTGATCACCATATTGTCTAAAACCGTCATGTGAATAAACATCTTTTGGATATATGCCATTAGCAGTTACATCATGACCTGGTGCGCCTGATGATTTATCTGGTGATTCATGTTGACCCCTATAATCTTCTTCTTTGATAAACTGCTTAAATGTCTTCATTTCTTTTTTTCAATCTTTTTAAGTTTCTTGTAGTAGTCAGGATCTTCTCCGAGATGGGCTAATGCTATTCTACGAGCAACTGCCAATTTTGTCGTATGTTCATGTTCTACTTTGATACCTTTCTGAAGCTGTTTCTCAATATAATCTTTATCTACATCATGCTTCTTAGCCAATGCAGAGACAGTAAGTACTCGTTTATTGAGAAACAGCTTAAAGGTTTTCATTTATGAGGACTTTCATATCCTGTTTCCTCTTCAGATGATTCTGGTGTCATCGGTTTCATATTATAATGTTTAGCAATTTCTGGGAAATGATGATGTAAAACATCTAAATGTTCAGCAACTTTCTTTGGATCTTTTTCTATTTCTTTGACAGTCCAATGTTTTTCAACACCATGCTTTTCCCAAAAATTTCCAGGTATTGATTTCGGTGGTTCGCCGTCTCCAAAATCATGATGACCAATTCTTTTAAAATTATCAAATTGTCTTTTAGCTTCTCCAGGAAAATCGGCAATTTCTCCTGGATGATTTAATGCAGGTGGTTTATCTGATTTTTCCAAATGTTTATGAAAATCATATGTTTCTAACATAAACTGCTTAAAGGTTTTCATTTACTTTCCTCTTTAACTTGTCTAAGCAAATCTGCTGTTGTTCCTACGAAAACTGCACGTTCAACCGCTATGGCACCTTCTGGTTGTGCTGGTTTACCTCGTATTTCTTTTAAGTCTTTTGTTTTCTTTTGCAGATCGTATAAGTCTTTGGTCACATCAGCAATTGTCTTAATCATTGTAGCAAAGACTTCATAAGTTCTTGGATGTTCACTTTGTCTAGCAAGTTCTTGCATATCATCAATAGCAACATTACCTTTTCTGATTAACTCACGAAAAGTGTTTCTGCTTAGTTGATAATCTGATTCTTGATCTGGTAAATCTACAGGCACCAGCTCAGTTTTTTCTTCTGGTGTAAGAATTTCAACTTTATTTTCTATACCTAATGCTTGTGATAACGAATCGCCTGTTTTGCTCATAATCATTCCTCAATATTTGGAAACTCTTGAATTGTCGTAGTGTACCCAAAATCATCGCCTGGTTCAGCAGTCGTTGGATTTGGTTCAACCACAATCTTAGCCAACTTGAGTGGTGTTGCATCAAAGCTGACAAGAGTATAAGCAGCATTCGTTGATACGGCTTTGATTGGTCCGCCTGCTTTCCAGTTGCCTTGTGTACCACCAATAACAAGCTTTTTGCTACCGGCACTCCATTCGGTCACCCTACCATATGCTGTGGCTGTGTCGTAATTTGCACCTTGATATACAGTATCTAGCATTTGGAATGTGCCATTATTACCAATATCAGTATTTATTCTGATGACATTACCAATAACAAGAGATGGATCATTGAAGATATTAGCAATAGACTTGCGAATAATCTTGGGTGTTGAAATTGGACCAAAGAAATAACCTTTGATTGTAAAGTTGAATGTCCAGTTAACAAATCTTACTGTGTCAAAACCGCCTTCATATGATATGTTGTTTGTGACATTATTGAGTATGATTGGTATATCTTTTAGGAACCCAAGTTCTTGAACTGGTGTCATAGTCAATGTATAATCAGGATTGAAGTATGGCATAATCTGTTCGGCTATATGATTACCATCATCAATAGTTTTAGCATATACATTCAATTCAAAGTTTATATCATATGGCACGCCCATATATTGTGAAGACACACGGGATGCATTATCACCCTTAGCCATTCTGAGAAGTGAATTTTGTTTTCTGCTGGCATCATAGTTTATACCAGTTATTTCAAAAGACATTCTCGGTAATATGTTTTGAAGTTCACGTAGCAGATCAGGATCAGACTCAAGCCTAGTGACAAAATGATCTTTGGGACCATATACAATAGGTACTTTCCATCTCTTTATCTCTGTGTTACTATCTTTTTCTGTTCGTACAAGAGCTATATTATTGAATATCGTTCCAAATATTATAACATACTTGCGCAACAGTTTATAGTAAAAGTGCTGATCCGATAGCATTATGGTGTTCCAAACGGATTTCGTTCTGAGAAGTCAATGTAAGTATTGGCTTCCGTTTCTATTACTTTGTTATCAAACAGATCATAATAAGCTGGTCCACTAAACTTGTCGGTAGACATTATGGTCATTGTCACATTTGAATCTATACCTTTGATTGGTGTGTTGTTAGCAAATGTGCCTTTGATTGTATTGATTGTAATAATCTTGAGATTTGGATCCCAATTAGCTACTTTAGCTGTAGCTGTAGCATATGTGAGATTGCTGCCTTGATATACAGTTTCACCCATTCTATAGTTACCAGAACCAGAAACATTAAACTGTAGATTAAAGACATAGTTGTCTGGAATCTGATCAATATCGTCGATACCTGTATTCATGTTTTCATTAGCATATCTGAAGTTTTCACAACGCAATTCGTAAATATATGGATATTTTCTACCAAGTGTGAAGAATAGCAATTCATCTTCGACGAACTTGATTTCCAATACCTTGTTCATAGCAGGAACAAAAAGTAGATCGCCCTCTCGTGGTCTTATAGCAATCGATGAAGGAATATATCTTTCAAATGTCTTCTTAGCTATAACAATGTTTGTATTTTCGTGAATTTCGAGACCAAACTTAGAGAAGAAATCGCCATCACCCTCATAACCCTCAACATTAGCAATATACATTTCCATTTGATAAGCACGATCAAACTTTGATTGAATGTTCTCACCGAAGATTTGATCTGTAGTATCCCAAGATTCACGAGGCATATAGTATACATCGTGCCCCATTATTTTTATTGACTCTACGATAACATCTTCATAGAGTCTTTGTTCGTTTGTTTTATATTTGGGTGAATATGAATTAAAATAATGGGAAGTTGCCATGTTTTACCCCAAGATAAACTGCGGCGGCCCTTCGTGGGTAGCCCTGATCAGTTGCTCTAAGTCTTGAATTTCTTGGACAGCTTCGTTATAAATTTGTTGCCCATTCATAGTAATACCACCAGGTAGCTGCATACCTTGGAACTTCTTCATATTGTTACCCCACTGCTTTTTGATATAAGCAGTAGCCAGTTTCTTCAACATTCTGTCATTATACACTTTTGTATACGCATCTGGATCGATGATAATAAATCCTTCCACAACAATAAATTCGTTGGTATCGACCTTTGTTTGCCAATCCCAATCAATGAATAACTTATTAGTATGTCTGTTGAAACGAATTGGTGTTTCTCCAGAGAATAATAGATCAAGCGTTCTGATATGTTGTTGAGTCAAAGCATAGTTGACATATGACGTAGATGTGAAATCATATAATTCATGAAGTCTTAGTTGGTATCTCAAGTCAAACATATTGACTGTAGCATTGGTAGAACCAAAAGGAAATACTCTGGTAATACCAATGATATTATCTGGAACTGTAATAAATCTATTTGCTATGTCTTCGTCTGTAATTTGATGCTTAAAATACCATCTTTCTACACCATCAACATGGAAGTCTCTGTAATATTGGAAAGCAAGGTCTATAGCATCTTCAACTTGTTCATCATCTACATTTATTTCAAGTACAGGAAAGCCGAGTTGGCGAAGACACCAATCTTTTAGTTGCTCTCTTGATGATGGATTTGACATTTAATACCTTTTTTATTTTATTTATTATACTACAACGTCTATTGAAGCAACTCTAGTATATTTACCAATTCCTGCATCTATTGTTACTTTTTCACCTTTTGATAAACCAAGAGGAATGAACTTAAATGTGCCTTTACCACTTTTGACATCAAATTTGGTATGTGAAATATAGCCTTTATTGGTTCTGGCTGTTGCTTCAAAATCAACATGCTGTTCAACAGAATTTAAATCTCTATATGTGAATTGTAATGTTGTTCCTGAACTATCTGAATCAACTACCTCAAGGAGACATTTAGGAAGAACTGAATATGGTAAATAAGGACCTTCATAATCGGGAATATAAGGTATAATTTTTCCTGAATTGTCTGTTGTTGTCACTTCAATAGGCACAAAATCATCTTGTTTCAATACCACAAGAAGAGCTTCTTTAAAGTTTTTAGTTTCTGGAAAAAACATAACACTAACAGGCATATCTAATGCAGGATGTAGATGATTTAAATATTTGTATTTTGAATTATAACTTTGTGTAAACGAGTCAAATGAATTTGCTGGTTGAGATTTAAAATAATCACCAGCGTCTGTTTTTACTCCAATTTTAAAAAAATTAGTTAGGGGAAAAACAATATTACAGAATGGTCTAAAATCGTTTCTAGTTTTCAATTCGTTCAAATAATATACTTTATTATTGAATGTGAATTCATTTTCAGTCACATGAATTTTAATTTCAGCATTTGATTTTTGTTTTATTTCTGTTAGTAGTTTATACATTAGTGAATCCCCATATATTCATTCGTTCTTCTGGTAAATTATAATTGATTGCTTCTATTCTATAAGGCAGCCATCCAGTTAAAATTTCAATTGCGACAGCAAAAAATGAAATATGATCTGAATATGCATTATCGCAGCTTTTCTTGAATAAATCTTTTTGTAAAAACATACAAGATCCTTTACAAGCCTGAAGAACTGGACAATTAACACATTCTTCTCTGAATGACCAATGAGTTGCTGTATGTAATTTAATTTTATCCATATTAGAAACATGACCAATTAAATGCGATCTTCCATTTGGTGCGGTAGAAACAGCAGATACATTTTGACAGGTCAACACATTTCCTCGTAAATCTACTGATATAGTATCTTCTCTATCCATACCACATTTTTGACCAAGAATTTCAGCGCTTCTTTGTGTAAGAATAGATTCAAACCATTCATTCATTCTTTTATTAACAACATTAAATTTATGATTTTTACCTTGTCTTATTTGATGAGTAGTTAATTTTCTTAGAGTTAGATGTTCATTATGAGCAGACAATGAGGTTTCAATTCCGCCTTCGTCGTAAGCATCGATAAATCCACCTTCACCGATAGAAAATTTATCAGTTTCTAATAGGTTTTGAAAAAATTGTTGTATTTTTTCTCTATCCATATTATGTTTATTTATCATAGAATTAAAAGAAACTTTATCTGGTCTTCTTTTGAATAACTCTAATATGATCTTTTTTTGTTCAGGATCGTCTAATGGATCTGGACCTCTGACAAATTGACCTGGACCATCATGTGAAATACCAACACTTATGTCTAACTTTTCTATCCAATCGATTATTTCTTCTGTAAGAATAGAACCATTGGTTATTATAAGAAATTTGGCTTTCGGAAATTTTTCCCTTAATTGTTCTGCTAATGGTTTTAAAGTTTTCCAATATACAAATGGTTCGCCGCCCCAAAATTCAATAGTTTGAGGTTCTGATTTACACCAAGTGTCGATATTTGATAAGAATTTTTCAACATAAGTGTTATTAGTTTCAGGGGCATTAGGAACAAATCTTTGAGAACAATAAGTGCATGAATAATTACAAGAAAGACCTAATTGAATTTTAAGGTTTCGTATAGATGTAGATTTTTTAGCTGGCGTTTGTTCCGATGTCTTAAATGCTTGGTAATTGCATTTATGTAATTTATCGTCAGCATATTTCACAGGCATTCCATCAAAATTTAATAATTCTGATGTCATATTATCATATATCAGCTTACCTTTTTCAATATCTACAATTTGACCATCTTTGATTATTGGTCTTGTACATGATAATTCAAATTTCATCATAACTCCTTTTATGTGCCATTACAAGCACAAGCACAATCACAAACACAATCGCAAGCACAGGCGCCACCAGTTCCGTAAAAATTTGCAAAAGATATTGTGCCTGAAGGAAAATAATATATGGTTCCATTTACAGGAGCAGAATAATAATAATTCCCTCTGTAACTATTCAGATTATAAAAATAACCGCCATATAATGTATAAAATTCGGCGGCAATTTGTGCCATAGTAATTGTTCCAGAAGATTGTAATGTCATTGATTTAATTTATCCTCTATCGCACTCAATCTTTCGTCAAGTTTTTTGATTGCTTCAATGAGAACTGGAATAATTTTATCTGGCAATACTGTCAAATAATTTTCGCCAGATTTGGATATCGGTTTACCATCAACAAAATCGGTATCAAATGGTGCTGGAGCTACAGCTTGTGGTATGACTTGTTGTATTTCTTGAGCTAGAACACCAATTTGTGTTTCTTCTGAATCATATCCATATTGTCTGGCGATTTCATTTTGTTTGTAATATACACCAGAAATTCTCTTGATCAATTCTAGTGAGTTTGGAATAATAACAATATCTTTTTTAAGTCGTTTATCAGAGTAATATGCGGTCACATTACCGGCTGCATAGAAATTTCCACTAAAATATCCATCTCCGGCACCATAGAATGCCCATGCATTAGAATATCCTAAAATACCATAAACAGAACCATTCTGTGAATATCCAACGATACCACCAAGACCTGTTGTCGTTGTTTGCCCTCTAACAGAATAGCCAGATCCGATGAAAGTTGAGTTTCCACTAAGCACATTAACATTTGATGTGACTGTTAATGCTCCTGCAAATGTTCCTGTTGCATTGGCTAGTGCTGCATTAGCTTTAGCGAAGGCTGCAATACCAACACTATTTGCACCAGCACCTACTGCGGTATTGGCACCATTTTGAATTGCTATTTGATAATTATTAGCACCAGTGCCGACAGAAGCCGCATAAGCATTTGCTCCTGCACCAACGGCAGAATTAGCACCCGCAATCACAGTTAACAGATAATTGTTGGCTCCTGTTCCGACTGCTGTGTTAGCGCCCGCAATCACAGTTAACAGATAATTATTAGCACCAGTGCCGACAGAGGCTGCATAAGCATTTGCTCCTGAACCAGCCAAAGAAGCATAAGCGTTGGCGCCAGCTCCAACTGCTGTGTTGGCTCCTGTAATTACTGATATTAAATAAGCATTGGCGTTGATACCAACATTATATGCTAGAAGATTTGCAGAATTCGCTTTGTCAAAAGATGCTTTTGTATTGGCATCAACAAGAGATACATAACTGTATGCAGCATTCGCTTTATCATAACTTCCTGGTATAGAGGGTTCACTATCGTTTGTCTTGACGATCAACTGATTGAACCTAATTCTCCATTCATCGAATGTATTGGTTAATGATACGTTTGCCAATGCTACCATTTTAGATTATACCTCTTGAGAGTTTCTTTTTATTTATATTTATGTTTTTGGATACTTATTTTTAACATCCTGTATCATTTGAGCAATTTCCGAAAGAGATGGTGAAGCATTTGGATTAATTATAGCACCAATTTGATCGCCTATAGAAGGATATTCCTTTCTTCTCATAGCATAATAATCAGGAATATCAGGCTTAACAATTTCTTCTTTTTGAATAGGCACAGTTTGTTGGTCCATCATATGTAGAGGACCTTCAATTGTTCTTGTCTTTGGTTCTAAAGCATTCCATATAGCTTCTTTATCATCTATTTGTTTTAATATCCTAGCAGTATTGTCGATGATAAATTGTGATATATCTGTTCCTGGTGGTATATAAATTTGCCAATCATATTGGTTACCATTGTGTTCTACATCCAACAATAGTAAATCTCTTGTTTCTTCTCCACCTGGAGTAAATATACCTTTACAATTAATAGTTGACATCATTCGCTCCTTACTTTACCCAATACCAAACATCTTTTTCTGTTTGACTAATTGTTTTGCCTTTTTCTTTAGCAAATTCATCAACAGCTTGTTTGACTTCTTTAATTTGATCGTAGTCATGCCCAGAGAAAATACCACCTGGTTTAACTTTACTGTAATAATTATTTAGATCCTTCTTGACTTGCTCATAGGTATGAAGCCCATCAATGAACACAAAATCAAGCGAATTGTCTTTGAAAGAACTGACACATTCATCAGATGTTTTTCTGAAATGAGTATATCTATCAGCATACTTTGATATTCTATCTTTAAATTGATTTTCTATGATATGTTGGAAATTTTTAGATAAAACGCCACCATTCCAATCTGTATATGGAGAATATGGATCAACACCAAATAACTTTAAGTTGTTCAATTTAGATAATAGAAATTCTGTAGATACTCCATCAGAAGTACCAATCTCAAGCCCAACAGGCGATTCTCTATCTTTTAGTAATTCATAAAGACCGAATGCTGATGGCATAGCAGCGTTTCCACCACCTTCAGGTAACCTTGAATGCCATCTGAAATTGATAAATGTTTTATCTTCTGTTTTTAATCTGTCGGCAATAGGAATATTAGTAAAGTATTTTTCCAAAACGACATCTGGATGTGCTGTATATTTACCAGTTAGATTGTCCATGTGTAAACATTGAACATCTGTGTTACATAATACTTTGAAACCAGATTTTCTTACTCTGTGAAGAAAGAAATTATCTTCGCCAACAAATGGAATACCTTCGATACCATTGGCCACACAACAGAATGGAAGATCAGGATCTTCTTCTTTCATTTTTCTAAGAATATCTGTAGGGATCAACATACAATCCATACCAGACATCCAAATGTTATCAATCAATTGACCAGGATCTACATTTGGTGCAACAACATGATTTCCTTTACGAACCATGATCATTTGACCACCACATTTGATGTAATATACACCAACAATTATAGCACCTGGATTTTCTTCAGCAGTTTTGTGTAAAATGTTCCATGCATCATAAGGAACAACAGTATCATCACCAATAAAAAATAGATACTTTGCACCTGTTTGAAGTACTTGATCGATTAGATAATTTCTTGCTACATCCACTTTTTCGCCACAAACATCAATATAACCATGCGAATAACCATGCGTATCTACATGCAGAACTGGATTTGAATCAAATGTTTGTGCTGGTATTTCTTCGCTATTTCTTTTAGGTTGTGCTATCACAACATAAGGTTCGACTTCTTTACTTTCTTGGACTATATTCTTCAAAGTTTGAATGATCTTGTCACGATTATACATTATAGATTTTCTCCTATTACAATTTATTTAAAAACGAATGTAAACACACACCTATTGGAAAGTTTAAACCTGAACCTGTTGATATCTTTTGGCCTCTAACAGCAGCATAAGGAATAAAATGTATATCACCGTTTGGTGCTAAGACTCCGCTAGTATATGCAGCACCTACTGTATAGACTAATGAATAAGTTGATACAACACCAGCCGAAGATATCTTTTGTCCTCTATTTGCATTAAAAGGAACAAAATGAATATCTCCATTTGGTGCTAGGACTCCTCCAATATAAGCACCAGAAGAAGTAGTATAAACCAACGAATAAGTTGAGACAACACCAGCAGAAGATATTTTTTGACCTCTATTTGCAATAAAAGGAACAAAATGAATATCTCCATTTGGTGCTAGGACTCCTCCATAATAAGCACCACCAACAGTATAAACCAACGAATAAGTTGATACTACACCAGCAGATGATATTTTTTGTCCTCTATTGGCATTATAAGGAACAAAATGTATATCTCCATTTGGTGCTAGGACCCCGCCAACATAAGCATTTGTAGCAGTATAAACTAACGAATAAGTTGATACTACACCAGAAGAGGATACCTTTTGACCAACAGTAGCAGAACTTGGAATGAAATGAATATCGCCATTTGGTGCTAGAACTCCTCCAGAATAAGCACTTGTAGCAGTATAAACTAACGAATAAGTTGATACTATACCAGAAGAGGATATCTTTTGACCCCTATTGGCATAATAAGGAATAAAATGAATATCTCCATTAGGAGCTAGGACTCCACCGTAATAAACAAAAGAACCGGTATAAATCAACGAATAAGTTGAGACAACACCAGCAGAAGATATCTTTTGACCAACAGTAGCACTATAAGGAACAAAATGTATATCACCATTTGGTGCTAATACCCCGCCAACATAAGCAGCACCAACAGTATAAACCAACGAATAAGTTGATGTGATATCTGTTGTAGAATATTTACCCGCCTGTACACCCTCATTCAATAAGGTCTGAAATCCAGTCCAACCAGTCAAATCTGTACTAATAGAACTATTATTAGCAGTTGGCAAAGCCCATTGACTTGCTAAATCTACATCTGTTTTGAATGATTGTGATAATTTTCTTGTGCTTGGCATGTTTTATAATTTATTTAACCATGGAGATTGACATACACCTTGTTCAAATGGAACAGCAGCTAATGTATTTATCTTTTGACCTCTATTGGCACTCCAAGGAACAAAATGTATATCACCATTTGGTGCTAAGACTCCACCATTATGAGATGAAGTAAAAGTATAAATTAAAGAATAGGTAGATACTATACCAGAAGAGGATATCTTTTGACCTACAGTAGCGGCACCTGGAACAAAATGTATATCACCATTTGGTGCTAAAACTCCGCCAATATAAGCACCAGAAGTGGTATAAACCAACGAATAAGTTGAGACAACACCAGCAGAACTTATTTTTTGACCCACACTAGCTGCTTGTGGTACAAAATGTACATCTCCATTTATTGCCAGTACACCGCCTGCATAAGCAGTTGTTGTTGTATAAACCAACGAATAGGTGGATACTACACCAGCAGCCGAAATCTTTTGACCAACAACAGCACTTCTAGGAACAAAATGTATATCACCATTTGGTGTTAGTACACCACCTTGATAAGCATATTCAGAAGAAATTGTATAAACTAACGAATAAGTGGATACTACACCAGCAGAAGATATTTTTTGACCTCTATTTGCAGACATAGGCACAAAATGTATACTTCCATCGGTAGAAACAACTCCACCATGATAAGCAATACCAGTTGTATAAGTTAAAGAATAGGTAGATACTATACCAGAAGAGGATATCTTTTGACCTACAGTAGCGCTTGCTGGTGCAAAATGTATATCACCATTTGGTGCTAGGACTCCGCCAACATATGCACCACTGGCAGTATAAACCAATGAATAAGTAGAGACAACACCAGAAGCACTTATTTTTTGCCCTACAGCGGCATTATTAGGAATAAAATGTATATCGCCATTTGGTGCTAGTACTCCACCTTGATAAGAAGATGTAGTTGTATAAACCAACGAATAAGTAGATGTAATATCCGTCGAATACAATTTACCGACTGTTGTGCTTTTTTTCATTAAGTTGACAAATTTATTCCAAGCAACTAAATCTGTTCCTACAGAACTGTCATCAGCAGTAGGTAATGTGCCCCATGCTACTGTTTGTACTTGTGATGACCAACTGTTTGCTTGATTATATACGTTTGTCATAGTTTATTTAACCATGGTGAACAGCAAACTCCTATGCCAAATGGGCGGGCTGAACCTGTTGATATCTTTTGACCTACAGTGGCGGCTCTAGGAATAAAATGTATATCACCATTAGGAGCTAGGACTCCTCCAGAATAAGCATTTGTAGTAGTATAAACTAACGAATAAGTTGATACTACACCAGAAGAGGATACCTTTTGACCAACCGGAGCATCTCTAGGTATAAAATGTATATCACCATTTGGCGCTAGAACACCGCCAACATAAGCAATAGAAGCGGTATAAATCAACGAATAAGTTGAGACAACACCAGCAGAAGATATCTTTTGACCAACAGTAGCGGCTCTAGGAATAAAATGCATATTTCCATTTGGATCTAGAACACCGCCATAATAAGCACCAGAAGCATTAGTATAAACCAATGAATAAGTTGATACAACACCAGCCGAAGATATTTTTTGTCCTACAGAACCATATCCTAGTATGAAATGTATATCTCCATTTGGTGCTAGGACTCCGCCAAAATAAGCATTTGTAGTAGTATAAACTAACGAATAGGTGGATACTACACCAGCAGATGATATCTTTTGACCTACAGTAGCACTATAAGGAACAAAATGTATATCTCCATTTGGTGCTAGAACACCACCATTATGAGCATTTGTAGCAGTATAAACTAACGAATAAGTTGATACTACACCAGAGGCTGATATCTTTTGACCAACAGAAGCATTTGCTGGTATGAAATGTATATCACCGTTTGGTGCTAGGACTCCGCCAAAATAAGCACCAGAGGCATTAGTATAAACCAATGAATAAGTAGAGACTACACCAGAGGCTGATATCTTTTGACCAACAGTAGCAAGCGATGGAACAAAATGTATATCACCGTTTGGTGCTAGGACTCCACCAACATATGCACCACTAGCATTGGTATAAACCAATGAATAAGTAGATATAATATCTGTTGAAGAAAATCTACCTGCTGTATTCGATCTTGCTAATATATCTTTAAAACCATTCCAAGCAACCAAATTAGTGCTAATACCTGAATCATCTCCAGGCGGTAAAATACCGTGTGTTGCTTCTAAAGCATCTGTCGTCGCTTGAGGAGATATAAAATATGTATTTGCTGCCATATTATGCTCCTAAAATTGAAACATAATATTGATTTGCTGTCGGCGCTGTGACAAAAATGAATTGGCAAGCATTAGCATTTGAATAAACAATATCAGGATATACGATATATCCAGAACTTATTTCTCTGACAGTAAACCAAAGATCAGTCTTATTTAAGCTGTGCGTTACATTTATTGTCGTGTTGCTGCCATCACCGATATTGACAGAGTATTTTGAAACGGATGATGTTATGGTTGGTGTTGACCAATATGTTGCAGAACCATTAGTCGTTAAAACTTGACCAGAGGTACCATAGTTACCATTTGCTGCTGTTTGTATACCACCAGAAATAATAACATTTGTTGTTATGGTATTACCAGTTATTGTTAATGTACCAGAAAATGTGCCTGTAGAATTTGATAGTTTGGTATTAGACCAAGCATTGGCACCAGCACCCACAGAAGTATTGGCGCCTGATATAATAGAAATGAGATAGTTATTGGCACCAGTACCTACGACCGTGTTAGCACCTGCCATAGTTGCTAGAAGGTAAGTATTTGCTCCAGTACCTACCGCTGTATTGGCACCAGCAATCGTTGCAGAAGCAAAGGCATTAGCCCCCACACTTGCTTGATTTATCACGGAATTTGTTGTGTTGCCAGTAATTAGATCATAATATTGACTACTAGCAGACCAAACACCATATGTGGAGTTATATGTCCATGTTACATTATTTACTGTATATGTTTGCCCATTGACTGGACTACTTGGAAAGTCTATTGCCATTAGTTATTTTTTTGCCTTTGAGTGTAACAGAACTATTTATGTGTTTATACGGCTTTATTAATATTAACAATTCTTGAATTATCCTCTAAAGATATAAATTCATGTGGTTGAAATGGTTGCCAATCTACCACATTACCATTAACTAACATCTTTTCCCAATCAACTCCATGTGCTTTAAAACTCCCTTTTGCAACTATTGTAATATGAACAGATTGTTCATCATGTTCATGCATTGGAAGAACATCATCTTTCTTTTCAAAATCATATATTGCACCTTGCAATTTTCCGAAAATGAAGGGTGTCGTTTTAAGCATGTTATGAACCTTCAATAATTTTCATTTGAGGTGCTGCAAGTTTTGTTTGTTTTTCTTGTTCGGACAAGTATATCATCAAACCTTTATTTTCCTCATGAGCTTTAACCATTTCATTTCTGAAAGATTCGGTAGCCGCCCCTGCTTGTCTCATTTGCTGTGAATTTTCAATTAATAGAGTTGGCATCCAGGCAAAGGAACAATCCCAGTGGCTTATTTCTTCACCAGTATTTGGGTTTGCACCTCTCACATTAACCCATAATGGACACTTATGACACACTTTACTCATATCTTGATTGAGAAATGGGCATTTGCGACCCTTTTCTGCCATTGGTATTTGAGTTTTCATAATATAATACCTTTCTTAGAGAACGGTTGGGCTTGTATTTATTTTATTTGATTGTGCTTGTGTATTCACTATCATAGTTTTAATCTCTGCAATTTTTTGAATTGCTTCATCGACAATTGGTTGCACAAATTCTAAAGAATCAATTCCTTCTATTGCAATCATTTTATTGTATTCATCAATATGTTCAATATGACCAAATGTTCCGTTCCATTGAATTGCATGAATTGTTGGTATATCAGAATCGACAACAAAATCAAACTGAATCGCATCATTATCTATATACACCATTTTATCAGAAGGAATTATTGTAACTCTCATAATATTTCTCCGTTAATCTTTTGTTGCGATAATAACATCAACATAGTTGACTGCCAGATTTATTGCTGTGCCTGAGAATGTGTGATTGTGTGATCCGCCACCTCCTGCTGCGCCTGTACTAGCCGATGCTCCAAGAGATCCTGTACATGAAATGCCTCCGCCTATGCCAGCAGACATACCATTTCCATGAGTATGTGACGGGATTTGTGTTGTTGAAAGTGTAGTCGATCCAACAGTACCAGAAACAGCTTGTGATGCAAAAGCTGTGGAAAATGCAACAGAACCACCATTTGATGCTGTGCCGGAAACAACCCTGAGCGCTTTATCATTATGTGTTGTAGATTTTGTCCAACCAGTTGGTGCTGCTGTTTGAGCAAATAACATAGCAGTTCCAGAAGGAAAAGCAGAAACGGATAATGTTTGCCAATATGCTGCAACACCATTTGATGTTAAAATTTGACCAGAGGTACCATAGTTACCATTTGCTGCTGTTTGTATACCACCGTTAACAATGACATTTGTAGTTATTGTATTGCCAGTTATTGTTAATGTACCAGCAAATGTGCCTGTAGTATTTGCAAGTGCAGCATTAGCTTTAGCAAAAGCTGAGGTAGATATGGTATTGGCTCCTGTTCCTACTGCTGTGTTGGCGCCAGATAAAGTAGTCAATAGGTAATTATTGGCTCCTATACCAGTATTAAATGCTAGAAGATTCGCTGCGTTGGCTTTATCAAACGCATTGCTGGCAATCAATTGAACAGCATTAGCAAATATAGCCCCCGGTGTCGTTTCCACCCATTGAGATGATGTTCCATCATTATAATAGATATATAATGAACCGAATGTAGAACTCCACCATAGAGAACCGTTTGTTGGCGATCCAGGTGGTGTATCACTTATAGCTGCACCACCAGCAGCCAATGTTTGCCAATATGTTGCAGAACCATTAGTCGTTAAAACTTGACCAGAGGTACCATAGTTTCCGTTTGCTGCTGTTTGTATACCACCATTAACGATAACATTTGTTGTTATGGTATTACCAGTTATTGTTAATGTACCAGCAAATGTGCCTGTGGAATTTGATAATTTAGTATTCGACCAAGCATTTGCTCCAGTACCTACAGCAGCGTTTGCTCCAGCAATAACAGAAATTAGATAAGCATTGGCGTTAATACCAACATTATAGGCTAAAAGGTTGGCGGCATTAGCCTTATCAAATGCAGTACCAACATCAGCAGTTCCTCCAGAAGTAGCACTAATAGTAATAATATCATTGATAGGATCACCAACGATTTGTATGTTATTACCTGGAACCAATGTAAGAACACCGCCTGCCGTGTCGGCAACAACAAGTGTTCCATTAGCATTTACTGTACCAAAAGAGTTTCCACCACTTGTATTAAAAGCGATAATAGAACCATTAGCATGTTTATAAAACAGTTTACCATCAGCAAAGTTGATAGCCAACTCGCCGTTAGCCAATCCTGTTGGTGTTGCTGATGGTGTTGCTGATTTTTTAAGTGCTATTACCGTGTTTGCCATTAAAACTCATTAACTGTTTCTGATACAGGCAAACTTGGTGTTTCTTCTGCCTGTTTTTCTTTCTTCTTCTTAATATTTATCACAGACTTTGTTGTTAATTCTATAATTTGATTTTTGAGTGAGTTAATCTCTTCATCTTTTTCTTTGACAGAAAGCTTCATTTGTCCCATTTGCTGCATAAGTGTGTTCATATGGGACAACTTGTTTTTCATGGCAGTGAATTCATTTTCATTTATCTTGGCAGCATCAGTGCGAAGTCTATCAATTTCAGAGGTAAGAGATGTAATGATACCTTCTCTTTCCGCTACAATATCATTAGCCACCTTTAACTGTGCTTGAACTTGAATATACTTAGTGATATATTCGTTAATCATACCAACAGAAGTGTCAATATATGCATTCACATACTTGCTCGTAACATCACTCATATTATATCTCCATTATGTTTAATTAAAACGATCCGCCATCCAACATGGAAAATAAAGGAATACCTGCACTATCTACTTGCAGAACTTGACCTTCTGAACCAGCAGATGTTACACGAATTGAACCAGTAGTATTACCAAACAGAATTCCATTATTTGCAAACGAAGTTTTACCTGTACCACCATAAGGAACGGTAATTGTGTCAGCATTCCATGTACCAGAAATGATTGTTCCAAGACCTGTAATACCAGAATAATCACCTGTTACTCTAGCAGAAGGCACAGTACCAACAGTCAAGAATGATGCATTTCCTGCATTTACATTGGCTGTATTTGCTTTATCATAGGCATTTGAAGCTATAGTGCTTCCTGTATTTGCTCGAGTAAAGGCTGCTGTAGCATTAGCATCAACTAATGATGCATAATAATTTGCTGAATTTGCCTTATTGTATGCTGCCACTAACCAATTAATTGTGTTTGTACCACCAAGAATTAGATTACTTGTTTTGATGGTAGCACGTAATGTGGCTAGTGTAAAACTTGCATCATTTGGATCAATATCGTTCGCATCTGGTTCTTTATCATATCCTTGGAAAAGATAATATTCTTTAATAGTGGCATCACGGAAAAGTCCCGTATGCACATTTTGACCTGTCGTATTGACATAATTAGCAACAAATCCTATATCAACAATATCTGATGTGTAGTTGTTAGCTGCAAGATATAATAATGGATCACTAATTGTGAGTGTTGATACATTAGCAAATATTGTATTACCAGTTAATGTAAGGTTACCAGTGATCGATAGGTCACCAGTAATTACGCCACCGGAAGATGATAACTTTGTATTAGAGTTAGCGTATGCTGAAATGGCAATAACTGTCGCAGTATTTGCTTGAGTATAAGCAGAAACAGCACGATCATTAGCCGTATTAGCAAACGTATAAGCAGAAACTGCACGAACATTCGCAGTATTTGCTGCAATAAAAGCAGCAATAGTATTGGCATTCACAAGAGATGCATAATAATTGGCTGTATTGGCTTTATTATAAGCCGCCGATAATATTGCAGAATTAGCGTTTGCATTGTTATATACAGCACCGAGAACATCGATATAATATTTACCACCAATAGCAATTACATCATCACCAGCAGGATTGCCAATAAAGAGTTTATCCGACAGATATGAATATGCGGGTTCAGCAGGAGATAACGATCCTGCTGGTGGTGCGGAAGTTATAGTTGATCGTTTAATTTGAATTATAGTATTGGACATTTAGAAGATGCCTTTATCCGTTTGTTTTTTCTTACAATTATCAAAATGATATCTTTTCATATTGTTTTTTCTTCCAGCAACATCACAATGAGGACATTTAATATTAGTATATTTTCTCTTTTTTCCTACATTAGCCATTTTTATATTGTTTTTATGTTCTTCTGTTAATTTTTTATTTTTTTGAGAAGATATTACTTTATTTCTATATTCTGGATTTTTCCATAAATTTCTAGATTTTTCACAATGGGCTTCTTTATTTTTATCATTTTCAAATTGATTTCTGTTGGCCGCTCTTAATTTTTCTTTCGTTTCATCCGACATCTTTTTATTTTTTGACCATTGACCCCAGTTTGGATTATTTTTATGTGAATTAGATATTTTTTCTCCAACTGTTAGTTTTTTATTTTCATCAGTTGACCAATGACCAAAATGATGATTGTGTAAGTTATAATATTTATGTCCTAATTCTGTATCTGATATCATAGATAACCATCTATATTCTTCTTCAAGTAACTCTTTTTTATTTGAATATATTCTTGATAAAATGCGTCTTTTGAAATCTTTTGGTCTTATTTTAAATCCTCTTTTCATCCACGTAGAACTGCAAATATAGCCATCATTTTCATTTCCCCAACGACAACCAATATAATATCTTTTATGTTTTTTATCATACCAAATATAGACAAAACCATATTTATCTTGATTCATTTCAAACTCCTTTGATGTTATCTTAGGAGTATTTATAAAAACGTACATTTCAGAATGTTCCTCCGTTTACCACAGGTAGTTCTTTGATAACATACTTACCACTTCCTGCATCATAAACGAGAGTTTCATTATTATCTGGATTAGTAGCATCAACATCTAATAGACCAGCAAGATAATTCGATGCTTGTGCTAAAGGAGTAATAGCCACAGTTCTTACTTCACGTCTTTTTTCTGTGCTTATTGCAACTCTATATTTACCTGCTGAATTTACTGTTGCTTTGATTGGCATTGTTTTTCTTTTTGTTGCTTTTTCTATTATTTAGACACTTGCGGTAATACAGTAATAATACCCTCTAATACCCTAGATATTGAATTTAAATTATCATTAACTTTTACATCAAATACATATCTTCCAGATTTAATGTTTGCCGTTTCACCTGCTGTCAGAGTCATTGTAATTTCACCATTCGCAGGATTAGTAATTGTGCATGTTATATTAGCGGAAGCATTAACGGAATAATACGATCTTCTCATCTGACTTGTAATTGTATAGCCAGATGTATTGATTGCAGCATTTGTAACATCATCGGTTAGATTGATGATGTTATTAAATGAAGTTCCTTGATCTATATAAAGTTCTGCGAATCCTGCCATTTACTTGATTAGACTCCTAAGAAGTTCTTTTATTTCGTTTATATCATTTTTCAAACTGGTCATTTCTTCTTGCATACTATCAAGTTTATGTTCACGAAGTTTTCTTTTCTTGTATGTTGCAAGGGCATCATTATCTTTATTGATGATAATGCCCTCACTTACTTTGTATAATCCTGGAATTTCAGTTTTTTGTTCCATCATAATCTCTTAAATTTGAAGTGCTATAACTCTTAGATCCGCAACTCTTGGTACAATAGCTGAATCGTCTGATATTAATCCAACTTTCACTGCAAAATATTTATAACCAGTAAATGTAGCTGTACCAGCAATATTTGTATATTGAACTTGACCCAAGCTTCCTGTTAGATTTGCAGAAGGAAATCCATATTGATATTCAATGAAATCATTTCTGTTAGAAAGCGAAGAATATACACTATCACCAGATAGTTTCTTTTCAAGTTCAATCCATGGTCTTTGTGCTATAGTGTCCGAATCTTCTGCATGAAGAATCTTTACCCACACCTTAACATCTGAATTTGGAGGCCTATATGATGTCAAGAATATATTCATATCTTCTGCATCTTGACCCTCAGCAAGAGTGATAGTTTTTGAGATATATTTATCAAATAACTCACCACCTGATGATAATGTTTCATTCAGAGTATTACTGTTAATTAGATTATCAACAATAATTGTCTGTGTTCTACCCAAATCAAGAACAGGAGATAGATAATTAGATGTCGTTGTCATAGATACTTGAACTTGGTTAGTTCTGTTATTCGACAACGATGTCACTTCATTTGATCTGGAGAATATTGCTTTCTCTTCCGAGAAGTAATAGTTTTCATTTGGAGTAAATGAAACATATGAACCGGGTGTTCCTGTGTTTGAATAAGATGACATACTAAATTGAATACTTGTCTTATTAAATTTTAGGTACGATGGCTCAAGATCAAACACTGAATATCTATAATTATTGATCTTAGTAATATCAGCATAAGTTTTTGTTACTGTGTCAAATATTCTGTCGTTAGCCACAAACAGACCGTTTGAACCTACCATTTCTGCAATAGTTCCGGTAGAAGATTCGGTTACAGAAGACAACACGGCATTTGCAGTTGGTAGAATAGATGCAATTTTTGCAGTTATTCCTTTTGAAGTGCCATTCGCATATCTAACTGTTACTGGCTCTCCAGATGAATATCCAGTATTTGACATATTATATGTTGCACCAATAGTAATAACTGCACTATTAACAGCAGAGTTAGAACCAATGATCAAGTCAGATACTGCAATTGTACCGCCAGAAATATTTGAAAGTGTTAGTTTATTTCCAGTGATCCATGAGTTTCCAAAATATGTCAATGAAGCTGATGTATTGCTCAATAAGAACTTTTCGATTGGCTTATTAGCAAGTGTTGCAACGCCAGTTACATTTGTCACAAATGACGCTCTATAAACATTTAATACAACATCAACATCAGGAACAATATCCCAAATTACACCATTATTTGTTGTGAATGTTGTTCCCGCATAGAGTCTAGAATTAACTGGCTTCTTTGTGTTAATATCAGTTTCACCAATTCTCGATGCCCAGAAATAATAATTAGCATTCATTGCTTCTGGATGTATAGCTAATGCATACATTTTATTATTTTGTAGAAATACAGGAGCTTTAAATGTAACCTTCAATGGATTATCAATACCATTTGTTGAAATGGGAACTTCTGAATTTTTATACCAAACTTCTGAGAATGGTACTTGATTTCTCGTAATTTGTCCAGAAGCATCTGTTTCTAAAATTTCAAACCATACACCAAGTGTTGGATGTTTCTCAGAAACAAACAAATCGACAGAAGTTATAAATGCTCCTTCTTCACCCTCCGGAGCCTTGACCTTAAATGCATAGGCAAGACAGTTTCCGCCACTACCACCAGCATCACCACCACCAGTAGTGCTGCTACCACTATCGCCACCTAAATCGACTATTTGTGGAAGAACAAGATATTGCGACGGATCTGTTCTGTTTTGACTAATTGGTGATTGTTTATTTGTAACTTGTCTTGTTGCAAGAATAGTGTTTTGTTTAGTTTCGACAAGACCTTGAGCAACAAAATATCCTTCTGAGAATGATGTTGCATCGTCAGTATTTGTTGGACTGTCTGTGATTTTTATATTTTTTGTACCAACATAGAACTTCTTTTCTTGCGGAATACGAAGAACCAACCAAAGATTACCATCTGCATTAGCTGTTAATATAGATCCTTCTGATGCTGCTGGTGATAGTGAAATTGTAGGACCACCTGCAACAAGTCTATCATATTCAGATGATGTCAATGGTGTTGCATAATCACTCATATTCACATTATCGAAGAATGTATAGAATCTTGCATAAGGTTTTAGACCTTGTATTGCAATCTTAATTGTCTGTGGTTTAATGTAATGTACAATGTTCACATCGACAACTTTATCACCCAATGAATGCGATTCTGTATTGGTTATAACGAAGTTTTCTGAACCAGTTCTAGAGCTTGCATATTGTGTTTCAATAGTTACTGTTGTTGTTGATTGAAGAGATTGTGCTACGGCTGTCGCTTCTGCTGCTGAGGAATATGCACCAACAAGAGCACCTCCTCCATTATATACTTTATATCCTGTGATATAAGATTGCCAAGCATTCCATGTTTTTCCAGTTGATTGGATAGTTTGATTTTGACCAGATGCTGGTAACGCACCACCACCAAAAACAACAGAATTATCGGGAAGTTGATTTACGTCCACGAATATGTCATCAGATGGTGTCAATGTCATTTTACCAACATAACGATAAGTAATTCTTTCTGTATTTCTTGTAGTTGTGACATTCGGATTTGAAAGAAGTAGTGCTTCTGAATAGTTCAATGTAACAATATCACCAGTTTTCGTGACATTAGATCCAGAGGCAAAATCATATGTAATAGAATTCATATTATAAAGAGGTCTAATACTCTTTTCAAATGGATCAACAACGATTCTGTAATCACTATTATATGTTGCGCCAAGAGAATGATCAGTAAATGTGTCTACGAAAATACCATTTTTAAATCTATCAATACCAGCAGTATCAAGAATTTTCATATCTACTGCCGACTTTTCAAGAATAGATAGTGATGCGTAATATTCTAGATTGACAATTCTCTCTTTAAGGACACCAATATCTCTCATAGTAAATCTGATATTAGCCGCTTTTTTAGTAGCACAAGCTAAATCTTTTCTGTTCAATATATTTGCATAATATAATGATAATGACGGATATGGAGCAATTGTCATTACAGATATAGGCATAAGATCGTCTGCGATTGATGGTGTGATAGGAACCGCAGCAGGAACACCTTTTGCAATACTAAATCTACCAATCTTGTCAAGATATAGAACATCTTTTCTAGCTAAGTAATATTGATAATCAAATGAAATCTGACTAAATGCTGCTGGTATACGCATACCATTAACATCATAGTTGAATCCAGAAGACGTTGCTGGATTTGTAGATGCACCAGTCACAGTTGTAGAATCTGTAGCGGTCTTTGCTTTTATTGGTCGAAAATCAAGATGATTCCTCAAATCATATTGCTGACCAGTTGTGGGTGATTTATATACCGGAACTTGAGCAGTTGTAATTGTTGTTGCTGACGTATTTGCATCATCAATTGGATATGAATCAATTGAGAAGAATCCTTGACCAACAGTAAAATCTGGTTCAAAATAATCTAATCTGACCAACAGATAATTTGAAGCAGTGAGTGCTATCTTTGGTGTGATTGTTGCGAAATCATAAAATGTGTCTTTTTGACCATTATCTAATATGAAGGATGATGTAACATCAGTTCCTTGTGTATTACTTGTAAATGCGCCTGTATCAAGTCTGATTTCTTTGATTTGATAAACATCAGGGAATCCAAGATTAAATGGACCAGAAGTGCCAGCAGATGCGCAATTAATAGAAACAAATCTATCAGGTTTCAATGTTTTGTTAATTTGTGATGCTGTTGTTTTGGCAACTTGATATGTTACAGTTGCAGCAACAGTTGTCGATAGAGTTTCTTTTATATCAAATGAAAGTTGTGTTGGTGTTGCTGAAACGGACCTAGTAACACCAGTTGCACCTTGAACAGTCAAATCGATAATGTCGCCGTTCTTATATTGTTTCTTAAATGCGCCACCAGAAACTGTATTGGCTACAGCAGTTGTAAGTGTTAGATAAGAAGCATTAGCAATAGACTGGATATAATATACACCAGAAACACCAGTAATTGCTAACTTATCACCAACATTTAACTTAGTGAAGTCTGCACCACCAGCACCGATAAGCTGATTTGCAGCATTTGATACTGTACCTGTCAATGCTACGTTAGCATCGGAATTTAGCGTAATCATAATTTCACGTTTTTGAGATGAAGATAGTGTAGTTGTTCCGTAAGGGAATTCACTAGCACCAGCAGGAAGTGCTACGTTAAACGTGCCAGATGCTACGTTGCTGACTGCTGTTGATGTTTTATATGTGAATGTTGTATCCGAAATACCAGATGGTTTGATTGTCTTTGTGTAGTTTGAACCAGTATAATACAACATAGGATACAAAGCTGTATCCTTTAATACAGCATTATTTGATGAATTGAGAACGATGTCTGCACCCATATCAGCTGTTGATGCATTGTCGTGATAGATACTCTTGACATTACTGAAATTGTTGCTGCCCAACATCTTAACATCTGTTAAGTAGATGTTATATGTCGCTGATGGTGTTCCCATTGTTCCGTTTTCATATTCAACAGAAACAAGTCTTGCAGTGCCAATCTTTTTACCTGTTTGTGCGCCTGTTGACCATGAACCAGATGTTAATCTTGTTTGTGCTGTGTCATACAGATCAAGTGCTGTTCCTTGGTCAAGTGCCCAAGAACCAGTAAATTCTTTAGCTGTTACATAAGAACCCATACCAGCAGATGCTAACTGAGCATTTACTGAAGAATAATTTAAAGACTTTTCTGTTGTCAGATAAGATGTTGATAGTTTAGATATTTCATATCCTTGTGCATAACCGACACCATCTGATATTTGAACAGATAGTAGACTTGAATTGCCACCATTAGCGGATGTTAATAATCCACCATTTGTACCACTATCATTATGTTCTCTTAGAGATACATTGAAACCACGCACATAATAATGACCAGATTCATCATAAGTTCTCTTAGCCATTTCATCTTGTAGAATGTTGTATTGTGATCTGTCAAACGATGCTTCGAGAATGCCATTATTCATTATTAGTAATGGAACAAAATCTGGTGATGTTTCTGCATCATTTAATCCAACAACTTCTAGAGTTGCACTGATTTTGAATCTATCGGCACCTGGAGCAGAATAGTTTGATGATTCAAGTGCAGGATCTAATAGTGAAGCATCATCAACATTTGTCACAATTGTTTCTGTAAGCATGAAACCAACTTTTGCTGTTGGTGTATCATTATATCTGTCAATGATAATTTGTTGTGTTGGGAAATAGATAAAATGTTCTTTAGCAAACAGAACGCCTTCTGAAATTCTGAATGAAGATGCTGTACCTGTCGGAGAAGTGTCTACAACAACAAGTGTGCCAGCATTACTTGTTAATACTTCACCAGCTTGGAATGTCTTGATAGAAGAGTTTGAAGGCGATACTGATCTATAGTCAACATAGATTGTCTTGGTATTACCAGAAGCTTCTGTACCGTCCAGCACATAATTAATATCAGCTGTGATGCCTGATGTGGCACCAGTTATAGTTTCATCTTGGAACTCTGTTATGTTGACAAAATTGTTTGAATTGTCGTTATCTTTTACCTTGACGTAATATGTTGGACCTATCACAGAATTTTTGCTATGTAGCGCAAAATTGCCTGGAAGAACGATGCTGCCTTCTTTAAAGATATGTTTACCAAATCTATCAATTTGTTTTTGTAAAAGTGTTTGTGATTGTGTTAGTTCTCTACCCTGAACTGCATATCCTGGTCTATACAGAATTTTGTAGAACTCTTTGACCTTATCATAGTCATCATAATATGGTGCTACATTGAAATCTGTTGTTAATGCAGTATTAGCCATCGTTATTTCCCTTTAGAATGTCATTCATTTATTTATGAATTTATAAGCTTAGAATTTCATAACAATTTTAAAATCTTCAATTTGATCAGATGATCTAGATACAGGTTTGATATTATCAACATATATCAATTTGCCAGTATATTTGGATAAATCAGGTTCACTGACACTAGCAACGGATCTTGCGATAAAACTTGATTGTCCAACTAGAGATTGAGAGGCTGTTGGTGTTCCTTGAATGTCAATTAGTGTCACTTTTCCA